GGGTACTTTCCGGCTTTCACGAAGACATCCTCGTACCATGCTGCGCATTCATAAGTGTTTCTGAAAATCCTGTCCTCCTTGAGGTTATACCAACCAATCTGTGTAGCTTTGCTCATTGCAATTCCTTTCTCCCCGTTCCGCCGATAGGCCAGCAATCCCCAATTTGGGGTGTTGTGTATTCTGTTTGGAATGAAATGTCCCGTTTTGCGTCATTAAAGGGTAAAAAAATTTACTTCATTGTTTCGAGCAATCTCTGAATGAGAGTATCGCACTCTGCCAGCCGCTTCTTGCTCTGCCTGTTATCCTGCACTGCCTGCCGGAACTCTGCGCTATCTGGGTTGTCTGCCAGCTCTACAATTCTCTGTGCCGAGCTATCCGCCAAATCGGCTGCCTCAAATTTGCTATGGGAAAGAATTGCCTCGATTGCTCCGGCCTCTGCGGTAGTTAATGTCTTTGCCCTGAGCTTGTCCCTTTCGAAGGTAAGCTCATAAATGACTGCCTTGCGGTTATCTACCTCAATTTCCAGCGCCTCTACCTCTTTCTGCGCCGCCTCTGCCCTCTGTTTCATGCTGCAGGCGAAATCGTTGTAAATGTTCTCCTCCGCAATCTCGAAACATCCCTCAAAGGCCGTCCCGACGTAGCTGTTTTCTCCAAGCTCCTCTACAATTTTTCTGATCTTCTCTAACGCCTTACGCTCCTGCTCTTTCGTCGTCATGCTCATTTCCTCCTTTTAACAATGAAGCGGATTTTCCCAATAACTATTTCCGCTCTGCCTGTCCTGCCATTTCTCCCAAAGTGAAATGAATGATTTCGGAACTTTGTTAAGCCACTCCTCCGGCAATCCCCCTAAGTTGTAAGCTAACGTGATGTCGTTCATTTCCGAAAACAGCGCCCATGTCCCAACTACCTGCCCATGTCCGTTTATCATAACCTGTGCATTCATGCCGTCCCTGTCTAAAATCTTCTGAACTTTCATAAGGCTCCTTTCATGCCCCGTTTCGGGTAATTTGCTTTGTTCCTTGCTTGATTGTGATTTCATTATAGCCCCTATTTGGGGCATTGTCAACCAAAATCAAAAAGTTTTTTCTAAAATCGTCACGTTTTGGGGCATTTTGTTGACTGTGCTGTACTTCATATAGCAGATAAGCATGAAATTGTGGACTTTACCCCATTCCGGGTAAAAAAATAAAGCCCCTCCCACAGATTTCTCCATGAGAGGGGCTGTCGTCCTCCGTTTAGATGGCCTTGTCCCGGCGGACTTCCATAAATCATAAATTCATATCCCGATATTTGAGCGGCCTTTACTCCGCCTGTTCTTCCTTTGTTCCGGCTCCTGCGTCGAGCTGGTTAATTGCCGTCTGCAGGTAAGAGGCCGCCGTAGCTGCCGCCGTGGAAGCTGCTACCGCCGTTGCGTCGGTTGCGCTCTCCTGCACGGGCAGCGAAATAAGAGCCGGGGCCTCGTTCTTCTGTTTGCGCACCTCTGCCTCAATCTTATTGGCGAGGTATTCCTTTACGTCGCCGTATGTGTCCTCAATGAAATCCGTGGCCGCTGGGCTGATTGAGGCAATACAAGTGGCGAGGGCTTTCTGCGCTGCCTCCTCCTGCGCCTCTTTGGTAAATTTACCTGCCTGCTTTAATGCGTCCACATAGGTCTGACTGGTGGCCGATACTGCGTCTGAAATTGCGTCTGCGATCTCTTTGATATAGCCCTGCCTCTTGGTGTCCTCGGTATTCGCTATGGCCCGCTCCTTTGCCTTATTGATATAGCCTACGGCATAGGTGGTAAGTACCGGGACGGCTGCGGTGATAACCGCCAGTAACAAATCTAACAGCAATTCTTTCATATGTGCGTCCTCCTCTTAGTTGGGGAGCTTCAAAACCTGTCCAGGGTGAATGGTATCACTGGAAAGGTTATTGAGGCTCTTGATCTCCGGGTATCTGTTTCCGTTTCCGAGCTGCTTCTGTGCGATAGCCCAAAGGCTGTCGCCGCTCTTTACGGTGTATGTCCTGCTGGCCGCCGCTGCTCCGCTGCCAATGTCGGAAGCGTCTACCCAGCCACATACGGTACTGCCGCCTCCCTTGACCGCTACGAGGTGGTAAGGGTGCTTGCTCTTTCCGGGCTGGTAAATCTGCGTGATCTTTGCCTGTCCAGGCTTGCAAGCCGGGCCGCTGGCTGCGTTTGCGCTGGTGTAATGTCTGCTGCCCGTGAAATTCACCACGTCGCCTACCTTGAGGCCGCTGGCCGCCGGGGTGGAGGGCTGCGGCTGTGCCGGAGCCGGGGCTGCTGTGCTGCTGCCGCCCATTTTTCTCGCAATACCGTCAAAATCCGGGCAGATAAATCCACGGATATACTTGCCGTTTACCTGCATGGTTCGGGTTCCGACTTTCCCTCCACTCATATTGCCCTCTGTTACGGTAAAAGAGCTTGTCCCATTCAACTGCGTAACAATGCCGATATGATCACTGTAGCCTCTGTTGTCGCCCACTCCGTTGTCGTCCCAATCGTAGACGACAGCCTCTCCTAATTTCGGAACATGAGCGTCGTTCTCCTCAAAAATCCCTTTGGCCTGCGCAACATTCACAAACTTCTCAACGCCGCACTCTGTCCCGGTGTACCCGGCAATCCCGGCCTTGATATATGCTGCGCTTACGGTCGTGGCGCAATAAGCGTCATTGACCTGCATTTTATATCCCCTTGCCAGCGGCTTATGGTCGTTGTAGGTAGAAAGGATTTCAAGGTGCTTTGCGCTGCCCTTTGTCGCCCCAATCCAACCATTGATGATATTGCATACCTGCTGGCGAAGTTCATTCCCTGTCATAGTATTACCTCCATTTCCGGGCTTGCTGGCGGCTCCTGCGTACCTGTCATAATACGTCTGACCGTAGCTGGCCCTCTTTTTCTTTACTGCTTCGCTCTGATCTGCCGGGCGTTCATAATTAAGGAGTACACTGTCGCTGGCCGCCTTTACGGTAGCTGCTGCCTTGAGGGTTGCCAGCACGGTCTTGTACCCCTCGGAAAGCTCCTTAAAAAGAAAATCGAGCTGCATTTCCAAATCCCCTACGGATTTGCCTGCGGCCCGTGCAAACTCAAGCATATTCTGTTTCCGGCTCCAATACGTCCATTGTGCGAGACCATAGCCTGCGCTGTCCCGGACGAAATTGCTGTATGAGCCGTTGTCTACGGCAGCGGTGTAGCTGTCGTCTGTGTAGCCCAGCTTTTTCTCGCTGGTATTCTGTAAATTCTTCGGGTTAAGTGCGCTCTCTGCATACAGATTACCCATGAGGCCTGCTGCTCCTGCGCTGCTCATTCCCTTGCCAATGAGGTAGTTCCAAATGCGCTCCTCATTGGTATTTCCCGTAAGTCCCATAAATTCCTCCTTACATATCATTTTGAGGTGGCTCCTGTGCCTCCTGTTTCGCTTCCCGCTTGTCCTCCTGCTCCCACTTGCGCTCTTTATTACGGTCTTTCGTGGTCTTTATCCAGCCCATTATGCCGCACTCTCCGCCGAGGGTGGCAAACACACAGGTAACAAGGGTGTCCGGCACTGCGCCGTATTCCCGGAAAATCTGTATCATGGCAACCGTGAACGCCAGAAGGGAAATCCCTACGATTACTAAAATCACGTCCATAGCGCCGATCTTTTTCTTTTTCCGGGAGGGCCTCTTGCGTCTGCGCCTGTATTCATGTTCCATGCCCTGCCTCCTAAATTCCTATCCGGGTTAAAATGAAAGTCAAAACACCTCCGACAATAGCGGTGATAGCGTACTTGATAACCGTGCGCCACATATCGCCGTCCCGGTTTTCCAGCTTTTTCAGCCTCTCGCTGATCTCCGACTGCTCCTTGAGGATATTGTTGACACTCAAATTCAGCCGCTCAATGGTCGCCGTAAGTGTGGTAAGCTGCTGTGAAATAATCTGCTGCATATTACTTTCCAGCAATTCCAGCCGCTTGTTCTGCCTGTTATTTTCCTCCTCAATTCGTTTGTTTTCGGCTTGCATAAAGTCGCTGAATGCCTCATGCTCTGCTCTCGTGATCGCTCCGTCCATCTGCCTGCCCTCCTTTCCCGTATGCGTATTCAATGTAAATAGCATTGAGCTTCTTTCGTAGCCCATAGCTGTTACAATGCTCTAAAATCCCGTTGTAAGAGGCCGCCGTCCTTTCCAACTCCTCCTTGCTCATATTCCCGGCGGCTACCGCCTCGCAAATCCGCTTGACGTTCCGTATCATTCTCCGGGCGGTCTGCTTCTTGAGCTTGCGGTGCGTCGCCCAAATGGTAAATCCCACAAAATCAACGCCAGTATAAACCGGGCGTATGGCTGTCTTTTTGTTGAGGTCGAGGTGTAGGAAGTCTTTCAAAAACTCCTCTATAACGGTCTTAACCTGCGCCAGCTCCGCCTTGCTGTCCGAAAGGATAATCACGTCGTCCATGTACCGGATATAGTAATGGAGCCGTAATTCGTGCTTGCAAAGCTGGTCTAATTCGTTGAGGTATATGTTCGCAAAAAGCTGTGACGTGAGATTGCCAATCGGCATACCCACGTCACATAGCCACATATCCTCCGTACATTCGTCCGGGCTTAATCCTGCCGGAAGTCCGAAACGAGTGTCCTCGCTGTTTATGATCTCTGAAAGAAGCTGAATGAGCCGGAGGTCTTTTATCCTCCGGCCCAAAATCTCCAACAATACAGAGTGATCTACCCTGTAAAAATATTTGCTGATGTCCAGCTTCAGATAATACCATTTGCCGGGCTTGCGGCTTACCTGCCGTAACCAATACTGTAATCGGTCTGCCGCCCGGTGTGTCCCCTTGCCTCGCCTGCAGGCGTAGCTGTCCTCGATAAAGGTCTTGTCATAAAAGGGATATAGCTGTTTGTATATCGCCCACTGCACTACCCTATCCCGGTACTGCAACGCCATGACGAGGCGGAGTTTCGGCTCTCTGACGTAAAACGGCCTGTATGCTCCTACCTTGTAGCTCTGCCAAATCAGCTCGTTTTGAAGCTCAATAAGGTTTTCTTCCAGCCTGTCGGAAAACAGTAAAACGTCGTCCCGGTACCGCTTGCCTTTTCTTGCCTCAATATGCGACTGGTAAAGCTCCTCGTATTCGCAAATCGTGTCGTAAACGTCGTCGAGTATCACCATGCCCGGTACTGCGTCTGATACAAATTCGCTCATACCAAACTCCTCCATTTCCGCCGTGCGTGACGTTTCCGCCTCGTCCCGTGTTTCTGCGTGGGACGTTTTCACGGCAATATAATCTTTTCCTTTGGCCTGTCCTGACCGCAGGAGGGAAGCCGACCCCTTTGGTGCTATGCTCCGTGCGCACTCCCTTGAGATATGCGCCCAATCGTCCGGCATAGCAGCAGAGCGGAGCGGAAGCCAATGCTGTGGTTGACATTCGCACGAGAGTTGTTGAGGTTCGTATAGAACACCCCAGCATTCGCACCGTTGTTCCAGTTGCCACCACGAATCGGGAAACGCTATCCGGCCTGCTCCCCAAATTTCTTTATTGCTTTGCGTACTTCATATATCCGCCGATAATGCGGCCGATCTCGTTTAACAGTCCGCTCCAATATTCATACTTCTTAAAGGGCAACGGCGGAGCTACGTTCTGCCCGTAATAGTCCTTGTCCTGCGCCAGCCTTATCAAGTGCCGCAGCACGTCCAGCTCAATGTCAAGGTCTTGGAGTGTCGTTTTCTTGTAGTATTTCTTCTCAATGATAATCGAGAGCCGATACATTTCGAGCATTGACCGCCGTATCTCGTCCGCTGTTTGGCGTTCTCTGCGTGGGAAGTTCGCTACGGCCTGCTTGCCGTATTTCATCATGTCGGCAATCTTTTCCTTGAGTATGAAGCTCGTCGTTTCTTTGGAATAATTTTTCACGTCGTTTGCCATAGCCTCTGCTCCTCCGCTTCAAAAAGTGCAAGGGAGGGCTATCGCCCTCCCACTCAGTTCTGCGGCGTTCAGTTTACAGTTCGCCATAAAAAGCGGAGCGGAAGCCAATGCTGTGGTAGACATTCGCACGAGAGTGGCTGAGGTACGTCCAGAACACCCCAGCACTCGCACCGCCGCCCCAGTCGCCACCACGAATCGGGAAACGCTCCTCCGCCGTGTTATTTACCCAAAAATAATCGCCCTCATAGCCGCTCGTGTCCGCCGGGAAAAGAGCCAGTTCCTTGATGATCTGCGGAGCCGTTACGCCGCTGGCCGCCACGGTACTCTCGAATGTTGCGCCTGCGCCCGTCCCCTCGTTCTCGTTTCCTACCCGGTTCGTAACAGAGGTAGACAGCGTGACCTTATTGCCGACGTAATCCAGCTTGAGCGTCCCGGCTGTCCCCGGTGCTACGAGGCTACCGTCTGCCTTGATCGCTTTCCACTCGCTGCTGCCCTGGCTCATGTCGCACGTCGCCCTCATGCAGTTCGCATAGGGAATAATCTGAATTTCTCCGTTTACAAGCCTCATGCCTGCGCACCAGTCCCACACGTTCCCGTTGAGGTCTGCAATCCCAAAGGGCGTATGATCGTGATACCACGTCGCCGGGCCGCTGCCCGTGGCCGTGCGTCCGTTGTACTCTTTCCCGCTGTCGGTATATTTGTAGGTTACTACGCCTCTCTCATGGGTATAGGTAACGTCCCGGCCATAATTGTTGTTTCCGTGGGGCATAGTTCCGTTTTTCTTGCACCAAAGGGCAATAGCGCCCCAAAGAGAGAACGGCATAAGCCC